CTACGTTTCATAATAGCGCGTGCCAATTTAGCACGACGCTTGATTTTTGCGCGGCGAGCACCAATTTTACGTTTACGTTTTTCTGTTGGAGACATGCGAACAAGTTTTCCGCCAGAAACTCTCATTCCAGGAATAGCTGATTTTTTTACACGACGTTGAACTTTTCCACCACGAATACGGGCTCTAATCATTTTTAGACGACCCATACGAACAACATTTGATTCATCAACTTGTTCAACTTCTTCAATATTTTTCAAAGCTTCAGAAAGTTCAGCAACATCATACTTTGCAGCAACAATTTTTTTTGCTTCTACTAGTTTTTGCTTTAGAATTTCCATAAATGATTCAGAAAGATTCTCAGATGCCTGATTTAGATCTTCTGTAAAAATTGATTCTACTAATTTTTTTGTAGATGACATTTTATTAGTTCCTATCGAATGTAGAATAATCGTCTGATTGTTTTCTAAAGTCGGCAACAATTGTATATGAACATCCGGTAGAAGCAAAATTTATAGTTTGTAGTCCAACGTTTCCGTTTGCCCCAGCACCAGTTGCATTGTTTGTAATTATAATACCGTCACCACCTTCTGCAAAATCCATTTGTCCACAACCTGACAATGTCACTATTGTCTGATTTGGTGTGCCTGTCCAATATAATTCAACATATCCATTACCTGCTCCTTGTCCGGGAGCAACATCATAGATAACCTTTTTTAGCGCCAAACGATAAATTGATTTACGATCAGTTCCTGTCCCAAGAAGCTGATTATTTGCATTCAGTGAATAATTCAATCCGCCAGCATCAATTTTCAATGCTGTAGGTTCCGCAGTATTACCTGTCCACTTATAAACAACTCTTCTTTCAGTATCAATTAGTTTTTGTGATGTATTTGCCATTTTTTATTATCCCAAATCTGTATGTGCGCCATGAGCAAAGGCTGCAACTTTTGAAAAATTGATTTTATCTTTGTTTACCATTTTTTCAATTTTTGTTTTATTTGATGCATTTACGCTATTATAAAGATTTACAATTGATTGCGCAGTCATTACATCAATTTTCATGCTAAGACTATCGTGAAATGTAAGCACATTCGATTCTCCAGAATCTACAATTTGCATCAACATTCCAATGTTTCCCATTGGTATCCACGCTTCATGAACCTGCATGACATTCTTATCCGTCATATCTGAGTAGGGAATAGATACATATTTGTCAATCTTGTCTGCATGATACAAAGCAACTTTTCTTCCATCTGGAAATATACGAATAGCCTTACGTTTCAAGACAATGATATTTGGAGGATCATTCTTGAAAGACATTGTTTCGGTGACAACTTCATCACCGATATGCTTTTTTGTTTCCGAAAGAAAAGTTGCTAGCGTTTTCATTGTTTATTGAAAAAATTTGCAGCTACTTCGTTTTTTTTATTTTCAAGAACATCTACTGCTTTTCTTGAAATAACATTTGCAACATCTTCTTTTAGAGTGTTAAACTGATCATTGTAGATATTTTCGACAATGTTTTTTACAATGTCTCTGCTCATATGACATTTCTCCGATCTTTGATGATTCTTAGTATATTATTTAGATTGGTTTTATTTTCTATTTTTAACTGCATTTGAACTGCATTATCCAATGCAGATTGTCCTGGATTTGCAACATTTTGAAATGCTGAGTCAACATCTACTTTTTGCGTCTGGCCATCTTGTTGTGGTGCCATTGGATTATTTGGATCCTGCTGTTGATCCTGCTGTTGATCCTGCTGTAATGTTGCTCCACTTTGAACTGCTGTCAATTGAGCTGTTTGCTGTGCCATTTTCATCAATTCTTCTTGTTCATCATCAATCTGCTTCTTTATTTCAGCTATTTCATCATCAGTTTGATTTAGAATGTTCTTACGAGCCCACTCAATTGAAAAATATTTACCAATATAAGGATCAGCCAATTGTAAAACGCTAATTCGATTTTGAATTAGTTCAGCTTTTTTTAATTCATCAAAATTATTGTCTGTAATGTAATCATAATAAATGTTTTCTTTAAAATAATCCCACTCTTCGACGGTGCAAATACCCTTCAATGATAGCTGCACACGCAAAGCTTCATCAAACAAAGTTGAAAACTTATTACGAAGTCTAAACACAAACTTTGAAAACTTCAATTCGTCCCTTGTAATTTCTGATGTGCGACCAATTGAAAATCCTTGTTGCATTTCAAGTCGAGAAATAGGAATGCTCAGTGATTTGTATAGCTTACGTTCAAAATACTTTACATCTTCCATTTCACCAAGATTTTGACCACCCGGAAGAGTCTGAATTTCTGTACCTTTACCACCTTCACGGCGAGGTAGCCAAAAGTCTTCAAGCATTGATAGATGCTTGCGATCATATCTAATTTCACCTGTACTTGAATCATATACAAGCTTGTTACGATACTTCACCATGATATCGCGAAGATATTGTTCAGCTTTTACCTTAGGTAAATTACCTACGTCGATATAGAACACGCGACGTTCTGGTGCGCGAGATAGACGATAAATGACAGTTGCGTCTTCGACCATACGTAACTGATTTAGTGGCTTGATGGCCTTGTGCAAATATGATAGAACCATTGCACGACGAGAATCCATCAAACCAGAATTTACGTTGACGATTGCATCTGGTGCAATTCTCATACCAAGATTTGAATGTGCGCCAATAATACCACGTTCATTATAGAGATAGTATTCGCGAGCCGTCTTGATGATATCGCCGCCTGTTACAGGATCTTTCATTTTTTGAATTTCACGAACTTTACGAATACGTCTTGGATCAATATATCTTAATTCCTTGATACCATCTCTTGGTCTAGTTTCATCGATGACAACATGATAGAACATTCTTCCATCGATATACCAACGACGAAATAGTTCCGAACCCATGTTGCCAAAATTCAACATTTTGAGAACATTTGAAAATTCTTCACGAATTTTTCTTTTGATTGAATCTGGTTGTTTTAGATCGTCAAGATTTAGCGTTAGTGGTTGAGTATGCCCTTGCATAACTATGGCTTCATTGACAATGTCATCAATTGCAGTCTCCAGTTCGGGCTGCATTGCCATTTCACGATAGCGTGTAATTAGTTCTATTTCGTTACGAACAACACCTTCCAAATCGACGTAGGTGCCAAAATACGCTCCGGTCTGAAGCGTAACGGCACCATCATCGTTTTGAGGAAGAGCAAAGGACTTTTCATTTATATTTTTTGCGTCCTGTTGCTCTTCCTGCTTCTTGGTCTTTTCGTTTGTTATTTGAAAACCAAATAACTTCCAATTAGCCATTTATTTTTCCCTTCAAAAGTAACATAATATAAAAGATACTATTAGAATATGCCCTGTGTAACCTGAGTAGAAGAGCGAACATCCGTAGTATCGGATAGCCAATATTGATACTGGAATGTGATTGCAAATTCTTCAATTGTATCGTTTGAACCCCAATCAAGATCAATTGGTGCCAGATCGATAGGAAACATTCCTACAAACTGATAACTCTTGATCTTTGTGCCAGCTTTACCATACTGTGTAACAGTCGCATCACTTGTATATGAAATTGGAGTTTGAAAACTACTATTTCTTCTATTCAATGCGTGACTATTTATGCCACCCATCCATCTTTCAAATGCATTTCTTATCTGAAAGTCTTCATCATTGATAACTGTTACTGACCAATCTGCAAAAGTTCGATTTCCTGCCATCTTTACTTCACGACCGAAGTAAGGAACTACAACTGAACCTATACTTGATCCTGGAAGCTGCGCAGATCTGCACATGAATGTGAATTTCTGAGACGCGGCACCAGAACTAGGTATTACTACAGTTGGAAAATTCATCGTGACTTCAAATAGATTGGGTCTAGCACCATCTCTATTCAGTCTTGCACGAAATTCTTGAATATTAAAAGGCATCTATGATACTCCTATTTCTTTCTATTTAGATTAGAATCGTCCAACAATTTCGTCAAATGATACACCAGTTCTAACAGCAACGAAGTTCAACTGAATGAAGTTGATCGAACGAGCTGGTTTGATGTAAATGTCGCCGACAAACTCATTACGATCAATTACTTCTGGAGTATTGTTTGATTCATCACAAACAACTCTATAATCAAAGATACCACGACGACCTTGTACGTCACGAAGGAATGGATCTACTAGAGATACAAACTGTGAACGTGTAAATTCGTCGTTAAATTCAAATAGAGAATACTTTGCTGCTGTTGCAATTGCCTTTTCAAGTACAATGAATAGACGACGAACATTGATTCGATCAAATGCGCTTGGTCGTGTCAACATTGTCTTGTCACCAAACAAAATAGTACCCTCACCTGCAAATGTTGCTACAGGATTTACACCAATTTTGTATAGCTCATCTCTCGCTGTCTTGTTTGGATTCCAAGCAAGTTTTACGATGTTCTTGATTTGACCGCGATTAAATCCTGCCGGAGAGAACCAAGGATCACGAGTTGTATCTGTACGAACACATAGACCAGCAATATCACCATTTAGTGGCACCCAACGATATTGACTGTTATATTTGTCAAACATGTATTTCCAACCAGAATCAAAAACAGCATATGAAGAAGAACGATTGATATTGGTATTCTTTTGTGTCGTTATCGCAGTTGTTTCTCCACCCATATTGTTTACAACATTTGCTTGTGCTGGAGAAATAAATGCAACACAATCTCTTCTAAACTCAGCGACGTTATCGATAACGTGCTGTGCTACAGCAGGAGAAGCATCACCAGTAATAAGCAGAGAAACATCAACTTCATCAGATTGTCTAAATTTATCCCAAGCTACTACGTCTTCGCCATTAGTAGAAGTAAAATAGGCACCACCGGATAGATTCACACTATTAGCAGTAATTACTGTTATATTTGCAATCTGAGAGAATGTCGTACCACCTGTAGCTAATGTTCCCCAATTTGTTGTATTTGCAGGATGTGATATCCAATTGATATATTTTGATTTTTCTGCCAATACGTCAACATAAAAGTTTGTTGAGCCATCTTCATTTTTTGCATCAGCTGCAACAGACATATATGGAAATACTTCAAGAACTGTTACAGGGGATGCGGCACTAGCGGTATTCGCATATGCATAATTTTGAGCTCCGACGGAAAAATCACCACGTCGATCAATTACAACAATGTGTATTTGATCATTTGAGCTACCAT